ATATGCTAACGGAGCATTTGATGCAGCCAATTCAGCCAGTCTATATGCTAACGGAGCATTCTCGAAAGCAAACACTGCACAAACTTTGGCTGCGGCCGCATTAGCAAATACAAGTGGTGCAATTTTTGATGGTAATTTAATTGTTTCTGGATTATTTTCTGCAAACAACGGATACACATTTAAACCAAGGCTGCCAGTAGGAGACCAAACAACAATCACAATTGATTATGCAACAGATAGTATGATTAAGGCTAATCTAGTTGCAGACTTAACAGTTTCACATAGTAATTTTATATCAGGTAAAGTTGTTGAACTTTGGTTAGTGAATTCTTCTGGAACACAAAAAACAATTACACACGGTATTTCTGCATTAAATTCAACAGTACATAACACAACATTCAACATGCCGGCGTCGAGTTGTGCTCATTTAAGATACTTTGTTGCTAACGGTGATCTTGCAAATACTTTCGTTAAAGTTTCACACGCTTAATAAATAAATCATGGCAAATAAAAATATTCTCACAAACGGTTCAAAAGTTTCCCAGATAGGGCTAATGTATTATGCACCGGTGGCTGTGGTGCCACCGTATTTGACAGAGCCAATCAATGTGTTCTATTGTTTTCTGGCAAAACCTTTGGCCTGGGATGATGATGTAAACCCACCTGTTCCTGCAACCGACTTGAAATCAATCAAGCAGGTGTACAAGAATATGTTTATTGTGAAACAGATAAAGACCAATGACATATCACCAGTCATACAAAGAATAGATTGGACTTCAGGTGTTTTATATAATTGTTTTCTAGATGATGGAGATATGTTTGCAAAAGATGCCAATGGTTATGTAATTTATAATTTCTATGTGAAAAACAAATATGACCAAGTTTTTAAATGTTTATGGAACAATAATGATGAACCATCAACAGTAGAACCATACTTTGAACCAGGTACATATACTGCAAACAAAATGTTCCAAGGTGAAGATGGTTACAAATGGAAATTCATGTACACAATTGATACTGGTCTAAAACTTAAATTCATGGACAAAGAATGGATGCCAGTGGCTATCGGTACAAACACACCAAACCCATTAATTACATCTGCCGGTGTTGGTAGTATAGATGTTATTAATGTGAGTGAAGGTGGTTCAGGATATGATCCAGGCAATTCTGTAGTGAATATAGTAATCACTGGTGATGGAACTGGTGCGGCAGCTACGGCAAATGTACAGAACGGTGTCATTCACGATGTTATTGTTACCAATCCAGGTAGTAATTATTCTTATGTAAGTGTTGCAGTTGAATCTGGTTTTGGTAATGGTTGTACACTGGCTGCATCAACTTCACCTGTTGGTGGCCATGGATTTGATCCGGTTTCTGAGTTAGGTTGTGACCATGTGATGTTAACTTGTGAGTTTGAAGGTACAGAAAATGGACTATTACCAACAGATATTGATTTCCACCAACTAGGCATCATAATTAATCCAACAACCAAACAGTATAACCCTGTATATGCAAATGGTGTTGCATATAGTACAACAACAGATATCGTTGTGGCGGCAGGTTCAGACATTGGATTCCAAATGGATGAGATTGTTTATCAGGGTCCAATTAACAATCCAACATTTACTGCAACAGTTTTATACTTCAATCTTTCTACCAATCTAATAAAGCTAATAAATACAAAAGGTGTTCCAGTAATTAATAGTCCTATTTTTGGTCAAACAACCACATCAACAAGAACTGTATTGTCGTATAGTCTTCCAAATTTTGCAATACATTCTGGATATTTGGCATATATTGAAAATAGATCAAGTGTTCAAAGAAGTGATGACGGAATAGAACAACTCAAATTTGTATTAGGTTTCTAAGGGAAAAAAATGGCTCTAAATTTTAACGTTGATCCTTACTATGATGATTTCGATGATACAAAAAACTTTCATCGAATCTTATTCAAACCAGGTAAGGCAGTACAGGCCAGAGAATTAACACAGGCACAAACAATCCTACAGGATCAGATTACTAAGTTTGCCAATAACATATTCAAAGAAAATTCTCCCGTAACTGGTGGCCAAATTACCACGAATTTCAATTGTTACTACATCAAATTACAAACCACATATAATGGTGCAACAATTGATATTTCCGATTTCAGTGGTTTATTGTTAACTAATGCAACAGGAACAATTAGAGCTAAAGTTGTTGCTGTAGCACAATCAACAGGTACCGCAGGTGAAGGTGATCCACCAACATTGGTTGTCGTATACAAATCAGGTACACGATTCACTGACAACGATATTATCTATGATGTGAATTCAAATAAAGCTTGCCAAGCAGTAACAAACAATTCAACCGGTGAGTCTTCTGTTGTTTCGATTGCCAAAGGTGTTTTCTATGTTCTCGGTAACTTTGTACAAATTGAACCAGTAACAATCATTTTAAGTAAGTATGACAACACACCATCCAGACGGGTTGGTTTGGAAATTACCGAAACAATCTATGACTATGCAAACGATGCGTCATTGTTGGATCCTGCGGTCGGTGCATCAAACTACCAAGCACCTGGTGCAGACAGATATGTTATTAGTCTTGAACTAACAACAAAACCATTGTACTTTGGTGATGACCAATTTTTCATTGAGTTACTTCGTGTTGAAGATGGTAATGTTTTCAAAATGGTTGATGGATCAGTTTATGCGGCCATTGATGATTACTTTGCAAAGCGTGACTACGAAACCAATGGTGATTACATTGTAAACGATTTCAGTATAACACCAAAAGTTGATCCGGATGATGAGGACAAGTACATAATGGGTGTGGGTAAAGGCCTTGCATATGTGCATGGTTATCGTGTAGAGAATCCTTCACCTGTTAATATATCTTCCAACCGTGCAAGGGCAACATCTTTAAAAAATAATGACACAACAGTTATTAACTATGGTAGTTATTTTATTGTATCAAATGTGCATGGCGCCAACTCAAAAACATTTGAAGTAACAACAGCAAACACAATAGACTTTCATTGTGTTTCAACTGATAATGTACATACAGCCAATACAACAACTTACAATTCCACATTGGTGGCCAGAGGTTACATTCGTGGTTTAGATTATCAGAGTGCGCCAACAGCCAATGCAAATACACATATTTTCAAGGCAATGGTATATGACTTGCAGAACCAGGCTTTAACAGGCACACTTGTTTCAGCAAGTTCAACCACAGTAGTTCTACCAGGAACAAATGGCCAAACATCTTCATTTAATGATGCTTATGTTGGTGTTGACATTTCAATTACATCAGGAACAAATGCAGGTGAAACAAGAACAATTACTGCATACGTAGGTTCAACAAGAACTGCAACTGTGAATAGGTCTTGGAGTGTAACACCAGACAATACATCCACTTTTGTGATGAATTTTAATACCGCTGATGCGGAATCTATGTTGCAAGTTAACAACAGTAACTATACTGTATATGGTAGTGCAAAAATAGATGATACTGGAAAACAAAATGGTATAGCTTCTGGTGATGCAATTTTTGAAAATCCAAATAAACCAGAACTATTGTTTCCAATAGGTTTACCATTTGTCTCTGATATTACCGATGCAATCTACACATCTTTTATTGAAATTAGAGGTGTACCTTTTGGTGTTGCTGGTAGTACACTGTCTGCAACTGTGGACCTTTCAAGTTACAATGATAAAATTTCACATATAGGTACAGCAGGCCAGGCTTTGAGCACAGATTTGGTCAGAGAAAACTTCACAATTATTGTGACGAATGCCCAATCAAATTCAAAGTTTGCAGCTGGTGATATTGTTAATTGGTCAGTATCTCCTAGAGCCATTTCAATGAATGGTGATTTATCTGTTGCAACATTGACAACCACAACAGCAGATTTGACCGCATTTACAGCAACAATCATATTTAAAGTTGATGTGCCTGTTGCAACCGATTCTGGTTTTGTCTTAAAAATTAAAAATTTAGTTACTGCGGCCAATGCAACAGTTGTAACCAATGGAACACAAGTTAACACCTACACATTTGTTGACGATGGTGTAAGTTCTAGTGGCCAAGTTTACATACAAGCCGCAGGTGTTGTTGCTCCTGGAACAAAACAATCATTGTATCTATCTGATGTGAAACGAATTGTGAAAATCATTGATACAAAAGCTTCAGGTACATTGCCATTAACAACAATGTATAATAATTCAACATATGATGTTACAAATAATTATGTTTTCGATAATGGCCAAAGAGATGGTTATTATGACCATGCATCAATTACATTAAAACCTGGTGCACCTAAACCAGCAGGCAATTTACTTGTGTACCTTGATTACTACAAGCATTCTGGTGGTGATGGTTATTTCAGTCAAACATCTTACACCAGTTCAGATTCACCAGAAAATTATAGAGAAATTCCAGATTACACAAGTAAAAATGGAACAACATATTCGTTGAGAGATTGTTTGGATTTTAGACCATCCCGTCAAAATGCTCAAACAGATTTTGTTTTCCGTTACTCTAATCCATCAGACACAAGAGTTGGAATTTTATTGCCTGTAGATTCAACAAGTTTTATTTGTGACTATGAACATTATCTTGGTCGTAAAGATAAATTAGTTTTAACCAAAGATAGAAGTCTACAAATAGTTGAGGGTTCTCCTTCAATCAACCCTATTCTACCTAATGAGCCAGATTCCTCATTAACAATAGCCAACATTACACACAATCCATATACCGGATATGTAACAACCGAGTCACCTGTTGGTAAATTACCAGATTTGTCTATAGAAAAAGTGCAACACCGCCGTTACACAATGGCTGACATTGCTGGCCTTGACACAAGAATTAACCGTGTTGAATACTATACTTCTTTGAATTCATTGGAACAAAATGCAAACTCATTGCAAATCTCTGATGCATACGGATTAAATAGATTCAAAAATGGTATTATGGTAGATGATTTCTCAAGTTTTTCTGCTTCAGACTCTGGTGTTACTGATTTCAATGCAAACATTAATAGAAGAACCAGACAGTTAACGGCTGGCCAAGATGTTAAAAATTTCCCATTGAAGAATTTGGCCATGGTGTATAACATGAATTCACCAACATCATCATCAATTTCTGCGTTGAATTTTAATGTTAGTCGAGATGGTTCAGTGAATTATTTCACATTGCCATATACCACAAGCATTATAGTATCACAAAAATTGGCAAGCAGAACAACCAATGTGAACCCATTCAATACACCTTTTTCAAAAGGTAGCTTGTCGTTGTCTCCAAACATGGACAATTGGGTTGATACAACATATTCACCCGCTTTGTTGGTTGTTGATCCTAGTTTGCAAATATATCAAAGAGGTAATGTAAACAACACATTATCTTTTGGTGATTGGCAAACAGTTCCCGGAACATCAGCAACAAGTTTACAGTCACAAACATCTAGCCCCTGGGCAACAGTATCTAATAGTGTTGGTTGGACAGGTGGATCAACCGGTTTACAACAAACATCAATACAAAATTCCACACTTTCTTCAACTTACCTGACAAAGTTTAAAGAACAACAAACTAATTTACTTGGACCATACAACAAAATAGATAACACCTATTCATTGAATAATGGTTACATAAATGATATTAGTATTTTGCCGTGGATCAAACCACAGCAGATTATGATTAAAGCTTCTAACCTGTTAATTAAAACCAAGTTATATGCTTTCTTTGATAATGTAAGTGTTGATTCTTATGTTCGTAGATTGAATACAATTGAAGTTGCATCCGTGACTGGCACATTTAAAGCTGGCGACATTATTGGTTACTATTCAGCTGGTACATTCACACCTACAGGTAAAGTTGAAGGTGTGTACAACTACACAGATACAACCAAGATTCGTTTATATGTTTCAAATGACTTTAAGACAACCACATACAATAATGGTTTAGCTTTACAAAATGGATTCTTCAATGCATCAGGTGTTTATCAATCTTCTACTGCTTCTGGTAGTGTTGTTGCAACACAATTTAGCAACTCTAGTGAACACTACAGTGGTACATTAAAAGATTCAACATCTACTACATCAATACAATTATCACCACTAGCATCAAGTGTAAATGATTTTTACAATGGTTTAACGATTTATATAACATCTGGTACAGGTGCTGGCCAGTCAGCTGTGATTTCAGATTATGTTGGATCAACAAAAGTTGCAACACTTGCAACACCTATAGTAGTAGCTTCAGTTGTTGGATTACCAGATAAAGAAACATATTCTATTGGTTCAGCTACAGGTTCGATTGAATCCAATGAACGTGGTGATTTCTTTGGTGTGTTCACTGTACCAGCAAATACTTTCCACACCGGCCAAAAAGTCTTCCGTTTAGACAATCGTATCAATAACAATGTTGGCACAGTAACAACATATGCTGAAGGTACTTTCTATGCGGAAGGTTTGCAAATCAATAGACAAACTATTGATTTTGGTGCATCACCATCTGGGGCAAAAGATACTTTCAAACAAACATTGTATAAAGATTCTTCTTATACAACCAACACATCAGAAGTTCAATCAAGAAGGATTGTAACAGATTTACCTGTTCCACCACCAGCAACAGGAGATCCGGTTGCTCAAACTTTCCAGATTGATCCAACAAACTTTCCAAACGGTGCATTCTTGTCATCAATCAGAGTGTTCTTTGCATCAAAACCAACATCAACAAATGATGGTTCACCAATAACACTTTCAATTGTTGGTACATTAAATGGTTATCCGAATGGAGTAACATTGGACCATTCAGTGGTTACTTTGGATCCAACTAAAGTTAAAGTTTCTTCAACTCCGCAGCATTTAGATTCAACTACATACACTGAATTTACCTTTACTTCTCCAGTGTATATTCAATCTGGTGTATTATATGCATTTATTGTTAAATCTTTGTCTAATGAGTACACATTGTGGACAGCATCAAACAATGAAGATGCATTACCATCAACAGTAAAAAATCTATCAACTGATCCATATCCAAGTTCAATTACAAAAATATCAGCTGCACACTATGTTGGTGGTATGTTTATATCACAAAATTCTCAGACATGGGAAGCTGACCAAAATCAATCTGTGATGTTTACAATTGATCGTTGTGTGTTTAACACTGCTGTTACACCATCAATTAGAATGGTTATACCTAAAAAGTTACCACAAAGAACTTTGGTTGATTCTGAAATTGATTTCTATAAAAATGCAAACACAATGACAGATTTGATATCAACAACATCAAATTCTAATATATTAGTGGATGCTTTTAATATATCAACAACCGATTTTGTTCCATCATCAACCTCAATCAACTATACCTATGATGCAACACTGCAAGGTGGTACATCTGCTGGCCAAGTTGCAATAAATCCAGGTAAATTTGGTACAACAATGTATGAACACATTTATTTGGATGATAATCAACGACAAAGAGTTTTGGTTGCCAATTCGGAAACATCTTTCTCATTGTACGGCCAGTTATCATCACAAGATAATGCAGTTTCTCCAGTCATTTCTGATGCTGGTACTACTGTATTTACAGTTCAATACAACATAAACAATTGTGAATTGTCAAATAGTTTGATATCTATTGTTTCTCAAGGAAGCAGTTATGCAACAGGCAATACAACAGTTTCTATTTCTGCACCAACAGGTGCAAATGCAGTACAAGCTTATGCATCACCTGTGATTGAAGCTGGTAAAATTACTTCAATCTATCTAACAACACCAGGTTCAGGATACATAGAAACACCAACTGTTTCAATTGATGTTTCTGGTGGTTCTGCGGCAGGTGCATCTGCAATCATTACAGGTGAAACTTCCAAGAATGGTGGTCCTGCAGCAACAAGATATATAACCAAGAAGGTTGTGTTAGAAGCAGGTTTTGATTCTGGAGATTTGAATGTCTATTTGTCTGCATATCGTCCCGCAAAAACAGATATACAAGTGTACTACAAGATTTTGAATAGAAATGATACACAATCGTTTGCTGATGGTTCTTGGATCCTAATGACCAAAACAAAGAATTCTAACACATTGTATTCTAAATTCAGAGGTGATTTGCATGAATATACTTTTGCACCAGGAAGTTTAGGTACAGAACAAGGTTATGTTTCTTATACATCAACAAATGGCCAAACATATAACTCATTCAATCAGTTTGCAATCAAAATTGTTTTGTTGACTACAGATACAACTATTGTACCTCATTTGACAGACATGAGATGTATTGCACTACCTTCAAATATCAATAGTTCGATTGGTTAATTATGTATTTGAGAGTTGAAGGTACAAAACTTGTTAGAGATACCAGAAGTGGTGCAATTATAAACCAAGATAAAAATGGTTTGGATGAATATTTAAATAAACGCCGAGCACTAGAGTCTCAAAAAGAAGAAATAAATAATGTTAAGTCTGAGGTCAAAGTGCTCAGGGAAGATATAACGGAAATAAAAAGTTTGTTATTAAAACTATTAGAAAAAGGTTAAAATGGCTAATACAGTATCCTCATTAAGTTATGCCAATACATTTGGTGATTGGATGGTTGCGACCAACAATCTGGTTACCGAAAACAACATTCTTGCCAAAGAAAATTATGTCAAAGATTCTGGAACATTATTCCTTTCAGAAAATTCACAGACAGCATTACAATCAAACGGAAATGTTATTGTTCAAAAGACATTTTCAGTGCAAGGTATTGGTTCTTCTGCAATCATTCAAAACAATTTGAATGTGGAAGGGCAAGGTTACTTTTCAAATGGAAATCTAAGTCTTGCAACAACAGGAACAGCCAATGTTGGTAATGTATTAAACGTTTTAGGATCAGACACAGCACTAAGAGTTGCAAACAATTCACGATTTGGTGGAAGCATTTCTGTAGTAGGTGGAACATTTACAGAAACATTGCAGTCAAACAATTCTGTCAACACTTCTAATGCTTCAATTTTCAACACACTGTATACCAACAGAATACAATCAAATACCAGTGTATTGACAGGTACACTTTCTGCAAACAACAAAGTGTTTACTAATGATGTGCAAGCAAACACAAGTATTCTTACTGCAACTATTCAGGCCAATACACATGTTACTACAACATCTGTTGGTGTAAGTGGCACAGCTTGGGTAAATGTGTTACAAGCAAACACATCTACCAATACAGCCAATGCATCCGTTATACATACCTTGTGGGCAAATGTAGTACAGGCAAACATATCTACAAATACAGCAACAGCTTCTGTTACTGGTACCACATTTACACATGTATTACAAGCCAATACATCATCCAACACTTCCAATGCATCGGTTATGCACACACTATATGCAAATGTAGTGCAAGCCAACTCATCAACCAATACATCTAATGCATCGGTTATGCACACACTATATGCAAATGTTGTGCAAGCTAATGTGTCAACCAATACAACAACAGCTTCTGTCACTGGTACCACATTTACAGATGTATTGCAAGCAAATACATTTACAACAACTGCAACAGCTTTTGTATCTGGCACCACACACACGAATGAATTGCAAGCAAATACATCAGCAAATACTACAACATTATCAGTAACAGGAACTTCTTTTACTAATGTGTTACAAGCTAATACATCATCCAATACATCTAATGCATACGTAGTTTGGACAATGTATGCCAATGTTGTGCAAGCTAACGTATCAACGAATACAACAACTGCTTCAGTTACTGGTACTACATTCACGGATGTGTTACAAGCTAATAGTTCAGCTAATACCAGAACAATGTCGGTTACTGGTACCACATTTACAGATGTTCTACAAGCTAATAGTTCAGCTAATACCAGAACAATGTCGGTTACTGGTACAACGTTTACCAATATATTACAAGCAAATTCCCGTGTTAATACAGTAAATGTTTGGGCAACCGACACAGTAAGAGCAAACACAATAAGAGCAAATACTGATGTTTGGACACCAAATGTACGCATTTCCAATTTAATTGATGCTGAAAGTGCTGAAGCGAGAGTTCACAACCTACAAGTCGGTGAAGGTGGTTTAAGTATTGCTGGTAATTTCACACTTAATGGAAGAACAGTATTTAATTCAAATGAATTTATAATAAGTCAAGGAACACCAAATCAAACATCAAAATTTAGCACTTTCAGAACAGCTAATGGTGTAGCAAATGGTGTTGCATCAAATGCATCTATTCGTTGGAATGAAACAGGAAATTATTTTGATATTAATGATGTAGATAGTTTTGAATCATCTTCATACTACAGAATTATTACCGAACAACAAATTAGTGATTCAATATCAACTACTGATGGAACTAAAGCTGCATCACTGACTGCTGCAAAAACACTAAATGATAATATAACAGCAGCAAATACTTGGTTAAAAAGTCGTTCAGATTCCGCATCATTGTATGCAAATGGTGCATTCCGTGATGCAAACTCCGTTTCAATTTATGCCAATAGTGCATTTGGTGCTGCCAACTCAGCATCATCTTATGCCAATTCTGCTTTTGCTTCGGCCAACAACGTTGCTCCACAAATTGCGCCTGCGTTTGCACAGGCTAATGCGGCTTTCGGTAAAGCTAATGCTGCAACTGCTGAGATTAAAGGAACAAGAGGTTCAATATCACCAACAAGTGCATCATTAACCTTAACATCTAATAACGGCATTGCAATACATTCAGTTACTGCAAACACATTGGCAATTAGTACATCACAAGATTTGCAAACAACCGCAAGTCCGTCATTTACAGGTTTAACACTAACAGGAACTCCACTATCAACTTCATCTGGTGGCACTGGTTCAACATCAGCTTCATCAGCTTTCAACACATTGGTTGCAGCTGCTACAGGCACAGCAAGTGGAACTTCAGGTTACGTACTTGCAACTGGTGGATCAGGTAACTTCTACTGGACTGCTGCTGGTGCAGGAGGTGCAGGCACTCAACCTGGTACTAGAATTACATCTAATAGATTGTCTTATACTGGTGATGGTACAACAACAATATATGCAACACCAACATTCAGTCAAGCCAACCAGGTTAGGGTGTATATTAACGGTGTTCGTCAATTAGAATCTGAATATACTTTAAATTCTGGTACATCTAGAGTAACAATGACTGTTGCACCAGTTGTTAATGATAAAATATTGGTCGAAGTAGATGGTTATGCAGTATATGAATATTTTGCAAATAACATTGTATATGGTCCAGCAACAGGAGCACTTACAGCAGGCACTATTCAGTCTGCAATTGATGGTTTAGAATCTGGTAAAATGCCAAAGACTGGCGGCACATTTTCTGGTCAAGTTATTGGTCAAACAATAAACAAAGCAACCGCAAATACTTCATTCGCAACTGGACAATATGTACACGATTTAGCAAATTCTAGTTGGACATTCTCACACAGTATAACCGGTAATGCAGGTACAGTAACAAATGGATTGTATTCGACAGGAAGTTATGCAAATCCTACTTGGTTAACATCATTAAATGCAGATAAATTATCTGGTGGTACAATTTCAAGTACTATACTAGGCAATTCATCACACTTTATTGGTACAACTTCTATTGCATTGAATCGTGCAACTGGATTCCAAAGACTGACAGGTGTGAATATTAACGGAATTGCTGATAGTGCTAATAATCTTATTAGTACTGCTGGAGATTTAGGTTATACTGTGTCTGGCCAAGATGTTTCTTATGTTGGCCATTTAGGACCACAAGTTCAATCACAAGGCAATGGTGCTGCGGCCATGTCTTTTCACAGACCTGGCGTATATGCAATTAATTTTGGACTTGGTACCGATAACCAATTAAGAACTGGTGGATGGAGTCGAGGTGGCGCTTCTTATGTTATACTAGATTCTGGTAACTATAATTCGTATGCACCAACATTAACAGGCACTGGTGCTTCTGGAAATTGGAATATCACTTCTGCATTTGCTACGAATTCTACTTATGCAAATAACGTAACAATGGGTTTCAATTCCAATTGGAATACCGATTTCTCACACGCTCCGGCCGGAAGTACAGTTCTTCGTGGTGATACTTCATCAGGAAGCTCAACTGGTGGTCCAGGTGGAAGTTGGTGGTTCCAACAGAACATGCGTCACACCAATGCATCTAATTTGTGGGGTGTTCAGGTTGCATGGGGTTGGGAAGACAATGCTAATTTACTTAGAACCAGAAATATACAAGCTGGTAATTATGGTGGCTGGGTAACATATATCAACAGCACCAACATTGGTTCACAGTCTGTTTCTTATGCTACAAGTGCTGGTTCTGCTACAAATGCAGGTTATGCTACAAGTGCTGGAAATTCAACAACTGTTGCTGGATTAAATGTACATGCAGATAGAAACAATGAAGCAAACAAAATTGTAAGAACTGATGCAAGCGGTTATTTAAAAACCGGTTACATTAATTCAAGTAATGGTGACGAAAATAATGCTAGCAACCCACCAAGAGTTTGGGGTACAAACGGTAGTGATAGTTACTTGCGTTCATATCAAACCGGATCGTTGAGTGTTGGTTATGCTGGAAGTGCTGGAAATGCCACTTATGCTGGAAGTGCTGGATATGCTGGAAATGCTGGATATGCATCAAGTGCTGGAAATGCTGGATACGCCACAACTGCTGGTTCAGCATCAAATGTTACTCAAGGCACAGCATACTTTACTTATCAAGAAATGTTTGGAATGGGATCAGTTGGTGGTGTTACTTATACTAGTACATATACTGGTCCAGGTTGGGTTGGTAGTGGTTGGAGTACGGTTCAATATTTAAATATTCCTAGCGCAGGTTGGTGGAACATAACAGAACCAGATATGTTCTATCGAGGACAAAGATTAAATTCCAGTATGTGGGCAAGCGGTACCACTTATCTATGGTTGGTTGTCGAAGTTCTTGTTGATGGTATTTGGAGATTAATTAAATTAACAACACAAAATTATGATACGGTTAATTATATGCCAGCTGACGGTAATGTCTATGTTGCAGCAAGACCATTTCAAACATACGGACCTTATGGTTATTTTCATTGGTCTAACGAGGACACCACTTTGGCGGCGTTAGGTCGCCAAAAAACACCATATTATCTGGCCGCAGGTAATAACGTCAGAGTTACAATGAAATTTGGAAATGATTATTTTAGACCAGGTACGCATTGGTGGGAAACGTCTGGGTTAGCTACCAGTAGAGCACATTATGCGGATAGTGTTCTTGGCTGGAGAAATGATGGAACTATTCCAAGCGCCACAAATAAACATGTTTATAGATTAGCACCTGACGTTGCTAATGAGTGGAGAGCATATGCTAACGGCGGGCCCACAGGATATTGGTATGCTGGAGGCCATGTAAGATTTATGGCATATAAAGTTGGTACATAAGTTGAAACTTAATTTTTAATGGAGCAAAATAAATGACACTTTCAATCAATAAAATTTTACAAGTAGAATATATTCAACATACTTCCAAATTTCCACATAACACTATACGAGCCTATGTTAAAGCAAACGTTTTGCCTGAAGATCGTATTGTTGTGGATGAATTTGAAAAAGGAAAAAATATAACACCGAATGACGTTATTCAAATCATTAATGTCGAACCAAGTCATCCTTTATATCAACAAATAATTGACAAATTTAATCCTCAAAAAATAAATTTTGAATCCAATGAAAATGTACATTTTTATGAAAATGTATTGGATGAAAACAAAAATGCATGAAATAAAAAGGCAAAATAAATGACAACAAAGATTACGCCGTCAGTTCTAGAAAATACGGATGTTGTAGCAGCCACACACGGTACTGGTGCCGCAATACCAGTTATAGTTGTTGATCCACAAGGTAGAATTACTGGTGTCACCAATACTACTATTGGTATAGCTACATCTCAAATTACTAGTGGCACACTGGCTGATGCGAGATTGCCTGATACTGGTGCTGCAGCAGGTTCATATGGAAGTGCAAGTATTGTTCCAAGAATTATAGTGGATGCAAAAGGTAGAGCCACTGGAGTGGCCAATATTGCAATCGCAATTGCTTCCAGTGCAGTTTCAGGATTAGCATCATCGGCAACCACAGATACTACAAATGCTGGTAACATCAGTTCAGGTACTTTACCAAACGCAAGATTATCAGATACTGGTGTTGTTGCAGCCACACATGGTACCGCTTCAAGTGTTAGTCAAGTTATAGTGGACTCAAAAGGAAGAATTACTGGTGCATCAAATGTTGCAATACAAATTGCAACTTCTCAAATCACAAGTTATCCAACATTTGCAGCCTCAGCAACCACAGACACAACAAATGCTGGTAATATTAGTTCGGGTACATTACCAGATGCCAGATTAAGTAATGCTGGTACTAGTACTGGTACATTTGGAACAGCTTCAGTAGTTCCAAAAATTGCGGTAGATTCAAAAGGTAGAGTTACTTCTGTAGTTGCAACGAATATTGCAATTGCTGCTGGTTCAGTTTCGGGATTAGCGACTGTTGCAACAAGCGGAGCATACGGAGATTTGAGTGGAAGGCCCGTCATCCCCGCCATCTACTCACCACCCCAAGGTATTGATACTAGTTCAAATCCTCAATTTAATTCATTAGGTATTGGTACTGCAGCCACTGGTACCGGGGGTGAAATTCGTGCAACTAATAACATTACTGCATATTATTCTGATGACAGATTGAAAACTAAACTTGGTGACATTGAAAATGCACTAGATAAAATTGAACAATTAAGTGGTTTCTACTATGAAGAAAATGAATTAGCAGAATCATTAGGGTATACAAAACATCGTCAAATTGGTATATCTGCACAACAGGTTCAAAAACAATTACCGGACTGTGGAGTTGTTGTGCCTGCACCAATTGATGAGAAATACTTAACAGTACGTTACGAAAAGTTAATTCCATTATTAATTGAAGGTATTAAAGAATTACGTGCAGAAGTAAAAGAATTGAAAAATAATATTTAACAACAAATTTCGAATTTTTGCGTTCCGGCCCGAGAATTTTCTCCGACAGATCCAAAAGTCCAAAAAGCGAATTTACTTTTTACCATTTCCTTTGAGTATAAATACCTCCAAAAGGGGTTAAACAATGCCAGCTGGTTACCAAGAATTATTTCTAGAACAAGGTTCAAACTTTAGTACATCCATTACATTGGATCAAGCTGATGGTTCACCTTTTACCCTAACTGGTAGCCAAGTAAAAGCTGCCATGAAAAAGTCATACTATTCTAGTAGCACAACCGCAAATTTTGTAATAACAGTTAATGATCCAACGGAAGGTATTATAATATTATCTTTACCGTATGCAAATACGGCAAATATTTCTGCTGGTCGTTATGTGTATGATGTGATTATCAAAGATTCTTCAAACACAGTCATACGGGTTTTAGAGGGAGTTGTGAACGTTTTACCCCAAGTTACAGTATTTTAAAGGAATAATATGCCAACGGTAACTGTCAGACAACCTGCAACCGTAAAAGTTAGAGTTGAGGGCCAAAAAACTAAGGTACAAACACTTTCCTATGGTACAAAGACACTTAGGAGTTTGACTGACCTTTCTTTGGAAGGCGCAAACACTGGTGATGTAATTGTCTATAACTCACAAACCAAAACATTTTCTGCCAGAGGCCTTGGTACCGACACTCCTGTACACGGAAATCTATTACCAACAACTTCAAGAACATTTGACCTTGGTAGTAGAACACAAAAATTCAGAAGTCTATATCTAAGTGGTAACACAATTGACTTGGACGGAACACAGATCAAAGCTGAAGCAACAACTGGTGCAATTTCATTTGCAGCTGCACCAACAACAGCAAATCCTAATCCGATTGCGATTGTGGTATCGCCGGTTGGTGGTTTTGCGCCTGTTCAAACTGTTGGTGGTGTAATTTCAGAAGCAGCAATTCAGGCCGCAGTAGCAAATTCAGTAACTTATTTGGCTTTCCAGGGTGCTGATTCAGGGTTCTTCTAAATGGCATCTAATACAACAATACAGATTCTCCGTTCATATGCAAACACGGCACCTGGCAATCTAGCAGACGGAGAATTAGCTTACTCTTTCCTTTCAAATACACTTTTTATTGGTAGTTCCACATTAAATGTGCAAAGTCAATTGTGGACCAACAATATCATTAGCATTGGTGGATCAGAATATATCAGTAATACTATTTTAAATACAATTAGTGATTTTGACGGTGGCACATTTTAATAAATAGATCATAGGATTTAAATCCAACTAACAACAAGGATAATAATAATGGCAAATACAGCACTAAGAATTAAACGTTCCCTTACCACAGGCGTACCAGCCAATCTACAAGCGGGTGAATTAGCTTATTCATATCAATCCAATACCATGTTTATTGGTTCACCTGCTGGTACAGGTGTTGTTAATATTGGTGGACAATACTACACATCAACAATTGATGCTGCAACCAGTTCAAATACTGGAGGCACACTTGTTCAACGTAGTGAAACTGGTAACATTTTTGTTGGCCACGCAAACGTTAGAAGTCTTAGTTTCTCTAACGGTGGTACATTAAGTACAACTGAATTCTCAGGTAACGCAAACACTGCAACACAATTCCAAACACATAGATATATTGAAGTTACTGGTGGTGACATTACTGCAACTCCACAGCTATATGTTGGTACTGCAAATGCAACATTAAGTGCTGCACTAAATTCAATTTCTGGTCTTACTCCTGGTTTCTACGGTGGTTCAACAGTTATACCTATCATCCAGGTAGCTGCAAACGGCCGTGTTATGACGATTGCCAATTCGTCAACAATCTCAACTGCATTGACTGTTGCAGCTGATTCTGGTACAAACGATGTTGTTAATCTGGCAACCGACACATTTACAATTTCTGGTGGTGCAGGTCTTACAACAACTGTAACAAACAATCAAGTAACTGTCGATGTTGATAACACGGTTGTTCGTGCAAATACACCTAATTTAAGACAAACAATTGATGGTGATATTATCATCAGTGGTAACTTATCCATCTTAGGCACATCAACAACATACAACGTTGAAACACTTACTGTCGAAGACTCGTTGATTGCACTTGGTAAAAACAATGCATCAGATGCAGTCGATATTGGTTTCTACGGCCACTACAACAATGGTGCAGACCG